CGTTGTTCGTCGCTGATACGCGACTTGTCGTTCCAGTCAGCCTTACATAGATATGCCCATTCCCATGGTGGTTGTGTTGCGACTTCACGACACTCTAATGCTACGTCTGTGTAACTGGTGAGCGCTGTCCAGAGAGACAGCGCTACGTTCACGTAGTGGCTGCGTCTTCCTGCACGGTGAAGTTGAAGTTCAGCACCAAACGTACTTTACTTTTCTGTGGTAGCAGCGCTGTGTGGTAGATGTCGCCATCGAATACGATGCCGCTGTTCGGGATCGGTGTTATCCTGTGTGATTCTGTCATGGTCGATACGTCAGGTATCGCTTCACCGTTGAATCGGTCTTTATAAAATACAGTTTCGCCGTCTGTGCCGAGTACGTAGACGATCGCTGTCTTGTACTTGAAACCGTCAGCGCAAAAGTTCGGTATGTCGACGTGTGGAAATCCGTTGTGTTGTTCTGTGCTTGGCAGTGACATGAACGCTCGCACTCGATACAGTTCTTTCAACGTGTAACCGCACCGTTCAAGCAAAGCCCACAGATAAGGCATGACCAGATTCAGCCCGTCGCTGTGTTGCTGGTTGTTGTCATAGAAGCGATGCGAGAATCCGCTGGTGCTTAGCATCGTGTCGTATCTATCAGTGAGGCTGCCGTTGTGGATGTTCGCACCGAAGTAATAAGGAAAGTTCGCGCCGATCATCACCTGCGTTATGTGCTGCACGTGTTGTGCAGGCAGTAGGTCAGATTTCAGACTCGTCTGGTATGACTTTGAAGATGTCGAGTAGTGCGTCATAGTAGTATCCTGTCCCTGCGTATGTCCCTCTGAATGAGCCTGAATAACTTGTCTGCAACCACAAACCTTCAAGCCCCAGGCTTGCGATGTACGCTTGTCCTATCGGTTCCGATTCTGGGAAGATCCCACCACCGCAGTCTTCGTTGCTGATGACGATGATCTGGTCGACGGTGTTGAATTGGTTGATGTGTGCGAAGTGTGCCATGTTACGCCACCGTTAGAGTGCTTGTTGATGTGAATGTGTGAACGGTATACGAGCCTGCTGTGGTTTTCGTACCGCCAGTGATAGAGTTGAGTCCTGCACCGCTGGCGGCAGACGTCAAATATCTAACGACTACGATGCCGCTACCGCCGTTGCCGCCGTTGCCTGTACCTGTACGACCACCACCACCGCCACCTGTGTTCGCTGTGCCTGCGATCGCTGTCGTGTTGCCGACACCTGCAGCGCCTCCACCTTGACCGCCAGTGCCGTTATTCAAACCGTCTTGTGATCCACCACCGCCGCCACCGCCGTAGTATTGGTTGCTACCAGTTTGGTAGGCGTTTTGGATTCCATCACCAGCGTTAGCGCCGTCTGTGCCACCTGAGCCAGCAGCCTGACCAGCACCGCCGCCGCCGCCATGTTTATCACCTGCGCCGACGTTGCCTGCTGAACCAGCGAAACCTTCGACAGGTGTATAGCCGCCTGCGTTACCTGCGCCGCCTGCGCTCACTGTGCCGCCGTTGAAGTTGCCGCCACCGCCTGAGCCACCTGCGTAACCAGGGACTGCGTAGCCGCCTGAGTTGGTTGATGTGAAAGATCCGCCGCCGCCGCCGCCTGTCGCGGTTAGGTTTTTGAAGAATGAAGGCTGTCCGTTGCCGCTTTCTCGTGCGATTTGTCCTTCGTTTTGTGCTTGTGTGGTGTTGGCTCGTTGACCTGCACCACCAGCGCCGATGGTTACCAGGTACGTGCCGAGACCGAGAGTTTCACCAGTCACCGTGCGTACACCGCCAGCGCCACCACCACCAGCCGCGCCACCACCACCACCAGAAACAAGTAAGTAATCGATGGTGATCGCTGCTGATACGTTCACTATGCTGGTGGTCTGCGATGAGACATAGCCCATGTATGAACGAGTCACTCTGCTACCTCACTTGACGACGAAACAAACTGCGACCCATTCCAGATGTCACCGATACCAGCAAACTTCCCACGGTCCGCACCCTCAACAGGGTTGCCGTTGTACGACGTTTGCACCCACTCGCCAGCAAGACCGATGCTTGCGATGAACGCTTTGCCTGCGGCTTCTGTTGGGGCGTCACCGTTGCCGACGACGATCACCTCACGCACGACACCGTTCTCGATCTTTGCGAAGTGTGCCATTACGCCACCACCAATGTTCCTGTTGATGTCCACTTGTACCAAGTGTAAGAACCGTCAGTACCGTTTGTCGTCGTACCTGTCGTTGAGAAAGTAAGACCTGCGCCTGTTGCGTCAGCAGTCAGCCAACGCACGATGACAACACCGCTACCACCGTTGCCGCCAGTGCGACCACCGCCACCACCGCCACCAGTGTTCGCTGTGCCTGCTGTAGCAGTTCCCGTTTGCGCGCCTGCACCGCCACCACCAGTTCCGCCAGCGCCAGCCGCCGTTGTAGCGCCGCTACCGCCGCCGCCGCCGCCGCCCGCATAGGTTGTTGATGTGCCGTCGTAAGCATTAGTTGACCCTGCGCCACCTGCGCCGCCAGTTGTGGTGTTTGGTGCTGCTTGACCTGCTGCGCCTGCACCGCCACCGCCGCCGCCGCTTCTTCCGTCTCCACCAGCACCACCGCCGCCGTTGTTGCCTTCACCTGAAATCCCTGTACCGCCTACAGTGCCGTCACCACCACCGCCACCAGAACCGCCATTACTGCCGTTTCCGCTTTGGCTTTCGCCACGAGAGCCACCGCCACCGCCACCAGTAGCACTGTTTATGAAAGAAGATTGACTCCCCATGTTGCCCTGGCTGCCACCAGTGCCAGTGCCACCGCCGCCTACTTTTACGGTGTAAGTAGTTTTACCAATAATCCCAGTACCAGTTACAAAACCACCAGCACCTCCACCACCAGAACCACCAACACCGAGACTGATATTGCCGCCCCCGCCACCGCCGCCAGCAACCAACAGATACTCAACACTCAACGTCTGCGAAGTCGGCACAACCTGCGACGACTGCGATGACACATACCCGAGTTGGCGGCGAGCCGTAGCCACGTGTTACGCTTCGATTCTGTTCACAAAACCGTGAACCACAAGCACGTTAGTCGTACCAGCGAATGCACGCACCACCAAAGGCGTAGCGTTACCTTTCAAAACTAGACCAGGGATAACAGTAACGAGACCAGCCTCAGGCAACACAGTAAGTTCGATGTTGCCGTTCGGCGCTGTGGTCGTTCCCCACTCGACAGTCAACTTCACGCTCGACGCAGAAGTGTTGACTGCGTAGAGCCAGATCTCGTCGTACGTGGTTGCTGTTGCGCTCGCTGTGTGAACCGTTGTACCAGATGACGCGGTAGCAGCAACGAGAATGCCTTGTCCGTCTGTCGATCCGCTGAGTACGATTTTGCTGTAAGTAGCCATGTTGCCTTTCTAACTGAACACTTGCACTTGAAGAACATCAGCACCACCAGCGATAGCAACCCACTGCGTGCCGTCGTACACCTGAACGCTATTGGTATCCATAAGGTACGACATCATACCTTCGGCGAGCACAGGCTCGCCCACACCGCCAAACGCTGCTGTGCGTGCCGCTTCGTTGGCGAAACGCATAACAGCCTGATCCATGAGATACGTGTTGACTTGCGCAGCAGTGAGGATATCACCACTGGCAAACAACTTAGCGCCTGCACCTGCCATGCGACCAGTTTACCTTACGGCAGCGCGTTATCGGCGTCAAGCACACCGTAAACGACATCGTCGAGAATGAACTGGTAGACGATGTTGGCGAACCGCAGACCGAACTCGACCACGTGAGTACCTGCGGTGATGTTGTGGTTGATCCGCTCAACCAGGTAAGGCTGAGTGACCGATGCAGGTGTACCAGTTGAGTAGGTACGTGTGACGTTGATAGGTGTACCGATCTCGATGCTGTTGACCACGTCGCGATCGACGTTATCTAAACCAGTGAGGTTGATGCGCATGTTGTCGAATCGGTACTGCGGTTGACCGAACTGAGCCAACAGGCTGTCGGCTAAGTCTAACGCTTGACCGTCAGTTGAGAACAGCGCGTTATCGAGTGCGTAGGTCGACACACCGAACTCAGTCTGGCTAGCGTTGTTGTCGGCTGCTTGCAGCGCGCCGCCTTCACGTGTCACCTGGATACGGTTGTAGAGAAACTCCTGTCCGTACATGACGTCGAGCGACTGATATGGGATGCCGATACCGTCATCGGTGAATGAAGCGATAACCGCAGGTGCGAAGGTGTAGTCGGTGCGATCTGTGAAAGTGAGATCGCCGTCAGCCGCGACGAAAAACAAACCACGCTCGGCTTCAGCACACTGCTGCAAGTACGACAGTGCGTTGGTGTTCGCATCTACTTGGTATGCACCGAACGTTGCTGTGCCTGTGGCGATGTTGCGCGAGGTCGCTGGATAGTTGATCTCTGGTAGGTCGAGGATCGACTCTACACGTGCACCGCTCAACTCGACGCTAGGTGTGAACGCTGCAGCAGTGAAC